GGCTGAGAACGCGTCGGGCGTTCTCCTCGGTGACCCCGGCGTGCTCGGCCAGCTTGTGCACCGCAACGCCAGCAATCACCGCAAGCGCGACCGGCGCAATCGATGACGCCATGCCGCCCGCCGCCACCAGCCCAGCATGACCAAGCAGATGCGCGCCGACCAGCCCAATGTCCGAGTCAAGCGCCGTCTCGACGCCCTTCTCTATCGTCTTCATCGCCGTCTCGTGGCCGACCGCCGCCGTCGATGACAGCGCCACCCCAGCCAGCGCCGCGCTGATCCCGCGCCGCACCGGCGCCGAGGTGATGAAGTCATGTGACGCCTTGGCCGCCGTTCGCGCCGCGCCATAGGCCGAACCGTGCAGCGCCACCGAGCCAGCTAATCCGGCCGCCATCCCGCCGCTCGCCGCCCAGCGCCCGAGATGGTCGCGCTCCTGATCAGGATCGTAATCGCCGATGGGCGAGCCCTGGCTATCGCCAAGCTTCTTGCTCGGCTGCGCGCCTGGAGGCGAAGGCCCGTACTTCGGCGGCCCCGCGGGACGATTGGGCGGCACTCGCACCGGCAGGCCGGCCTTGGCCGCAGACTGAGCCCGCAGCATGTGGAACGGATTGGCCTCGAACTGCCCCTTGGCCACCATCCCCGGCGGCGGCGTCGGCGGCAACGCCTGCAGCGGCGCGGGCGGCTCCTCAGGCTCAGCCCCAAACTCGTCAATCGCATCCTCGAGGCCAGGATAAACCCCGTCCTCGGTCAGTTGCGAGATCGTCGCCTCACGCAACGCGTTCTCGTTGATCAGCCCCGATGAGACATAGACCTGTGTCGTCTGCGCCTTCTGCAGCGCCACCGCCGCCATCTGACTGGGGTCAGGCTGATAAAGCGGGTTCCACTCGTAGTCGATGCCCGGATCAAACTTGCCCAACGCCGAGCGCTGAAGGCAGACGTCCAGCGGCAGCAGCGCCGGCTTGTACTTCGACTTCTGGTTGCTGGCGATGTCGTCATAATAATTTTTTATGTCCACTTCGCCGCCGCTCGCCCCGGCCGCCTGCAAACCCTTGTTGGGCGCATTGCCCATCAGCCGCGACTCGGGCACCCCGCCCGCCGCGCTCGCCACCTGCATCGCAACCTTGATCAATTCCGGCGTCGAGCCGAACGATGTCTGAATCCGCTGCCAGTCCTCGTCTTTGTCGAGGAGCAGCGTGTTGATGCTCGACTTGGCCATGTTGGCCAGACCGAACCGCTGCAAGGTCTTCTGCGTCATCTCCGCCGTCGACAGCTTGCGGCTTAGCTCGGGAACCTTGATCACATCCATTTTCATGTCGTTGATCATGCTGGCTAAACCGCCCATGATCATGGCGAAATCCTTGAGGCTGTCCTCGACCGTCTGCAACACGCTGTCGCCCCAGCCGCCGCCCATCGGCGCCAGACGCCAGTCCGGTAGCTCGTTGCCCGCAAACTCGATCACCCGCGACGGATGCACCTGCACCAAGCCCACAGGCGGCCCGGTCATCATCGCCGGATCGCTCAACCCCTTCGGCAAGGGCGGCGCCGCAGACGGAGCGCCGCCTGCCTTCGGCCCGGCCGAATAGATGTCCACCCCCTCGTTCGCCGCGATGCCAATCGTCGGCGTCGACACGGTGTAGAATTGCGGCCGGGTGTAATAGGGGCTGTCGACGTTGTAGATCCGAGGCCCCGCCGCAAGCTCCCAGCGGTTGACCACGATCACCCACTGCAGATCGTTGAGCCCGACGTCGTCAAGGATAAGCTCGTCCTCAGCCTTGCCCTGGTCGACCCCGAGAATCAGCGCCCCGCCACCGTACAGCCGCGCCCGGATCAGCGCCTGCCTGACCTTCCTCTGCAGTTCGAGCTTGCGCTCCAAGGCGTCGATCTTCTCCATCTTCGGCCGGTCGGCGGTCCACGAGCGCCACTGGCGCGTCGCATCATCCGCCGGCAGATCGACAATCCGCCGCGCCAGCCAGTCGGAGCGATACATCGCCTCCAGCTGGTCGCGCGCCAGTTCCTGATAGGCGTAGCTCGTCCACTGGCGCGGATCCTTGGCCGTGCCCAACCCAGACACGAGGTTGAACAACGAGTCCTTGAGCCGGTAGATCGACGCCGCCATGCCAAGGCTCATCTAGTCACTCCGCGCCAGTCCAACGGATCATGCCAATTGTCTGGGTGGCAGTAGTCGTTCGATGGACGGCAAAGCTCCCGTCCCGTACCGCCCGAGCCGAAAAGGCGTGGCGACCCCGAACGCCGACAACAGAACCGAGATCAGCACCAGCACCGCGATCACCACCGCGACCACCATGACGATCTTGCCGAACGGCTCGGGCAGCGGAAACTGCTGCAGGATCCAGAACACCAGCCACAGCAGAATGACGATGATGACGAGGGTGACGAGAAGTCCAATCAAACCACCGGGCATGATGTTTCTCTCCTCTAGGTGACCCGCGCCACGTATTTCCCGTGCAGGAACTGCTGCACCTCGCCCTTGCGCCGCGAGATCAGCGACGGCGGCTTGTCCCACCACAGCATCGCCTCGGCGCAGCCCTCGTAGTCCTCGTCGTTGAGCCGCTTGAGGAAGGTCGCGCCCAAGAAGTTGGTCGAGCCGATATTGAACAGGACCGAACACAAGGCGTCGAACTCATGCTGATGCAGCCGGGCGTGAACCTTGCCGATCACCTCCTTGCGAAAGCGACCGTTGTCGGTGCGGAAGATCTTCATCGCCTCGGCCTCGCTGATCGACATGCCCTGCATGACCTTGGGCGGCCCCGCCGCGCTGGTATGGCCGACGCCAATAGTCAGAATGCCGCGCTCGTCCAGATAGGCGTCAAGCTCCAGCCCCTCGCGCTCGGCGATCACCTTCGCGCCGTCGGGCGACAGCTGAAGATCCCCCGGCCACTTGCGCTCGCTCATCGCCGCTTTCCCATCGGAATCAAACGACCGCCAAGCTGCGCCTGCCGCAGAATCCGGCTGATCGTGCCCTGAACGACGCCAAGCTCACCCGCAATCTCCTCTTGCGTCTTGCCTCTGGCGCGCAACGCCTTAGCCTTCTCGATCAACGGCGCATTGACTTTAGGCTCAGTCATTTGCCGCACTTCTCCAACGCCAGTGTGAGGATAGCGGTGTGGTTGGCCTGCGCGGTGCTCACCGACCAGCCGACCAAGAACAGCATGATCACGTTGAGGATCACGACCACCAGCATGAGCGGGTTGCCCTTCAGCGCGCTCACCGCCTCCTTGCCGACGTCCGCCAGCGTCATGACCCTCTCTCTCCTCCGCAAACCAGCACGCACGGCGTGCGCCCACGCGTGTCGCTATGCGGCGGCCCGACCCGCGCCCGCACCGTGGCGCAGTCCTCGTGCACCGGCATGACCTTGCCGCTCGTGGTGACGATCAGGCAGTGCGTGCCGAGCGCCCAATGTCCCCGGCTGACATTGCGGGGCTCGCGGATGCTGGTGATTTCGGCCTTGTTGATGTCGATCCTCTGGCTGCCGTCCGGGCCGGTCATTTGCACAAGGACAATGGCGACAGCGATCAGGCTCATAGACGCCCCCCATCCACGAGGTCGCCCCTAAGCCGACCGCTGCGCTCTCCTCGACCTTGTCCGCTTGATCAGGCGATTTCGCAGGACGGCTCAAGCCGCACCACATCGTCATCGCTGTGAAAAGTCGAAAATTCGACGATCACCGAGTCCTCAAGACCGGCGAACCGATGCGCCACCCTCGGCTCGACAGTGATGCTCTCGCCAGGATTCAGTTCGAACACGCCCTGGCCAAGCTCGAACCGCACCCGCCCGCTCAGCAGGTAGAACGTCTCCGCCTTGACCGGGTGATAGTGCAGGCTGCACTGCCAACCTTGGCGCAGCCGCAGGAACTTGCCGCAATAGTCGTGGCGATTGACGATCCAGTCCTCGGAGCCCCAGAGTTTGTTGTGCTTCATGGGAGGTCACCCGAGATGGGCCGCAACCTATACGACGTCCTAGCGGCGATGGAGACTGCCACAAGCTTGTTGCGGGCAGCCGATGAGACGCCCGCCACCAATGCGGCGCTGGCCGCGCTGAACGAGGCCGCCGATTACATCCGGGGCGCGTTGGGTATGCCGACCCTAGAGGAAGAGTTGATGGCCGAGCGGCGCTCGCATCTGCGTCTGGTGCGCAACGACGACGAACCGCCATTTTGAAGCCCGTCAGTTCGGGCTCTGCCGCAGCCCCGCCGCCGCCTCGCGCGTGATCGTTAGCTCAGTCACATACGACGCCCCGGTCCAGATCTTGTTCACTTCCCTGATCTGGTTCTTGGCGATCCGCGCCCAGCCGCAGCCAGCCTCGACCAGAACCTCAGTGTCGGACGTCCCAAGATGGCTCACTACAATGGCGATGTTGTTGTCGCCAACCTCACGCCTGCGGCCAAGCGGCGGCGTGGCTAGGCGCGCTGACCACGGAAGCTCGACGTCGCGTCGCCTAACCTCAGCGTCCCATTCCGCCGCCTGCCGCTGACGAGCGGCCTCCATCTTTGCTCGGCGCCTCTCATGCGACTTGCGCTCACGCTCAAGCTCAGCCTCACGCGCCTGGCGCGCCTCATTGATGCGCCTGATCCGCTCGTCGCGCTTCGCGCTCTCCTCCGCCATCGCGAGGCGATAGGCCTCCATCTGCTCCTTGGTCGGCCGTGGAGGCTTAATGCCGACCCGCTGCAGGTCATGCTCGCCGACGCTGCCAACGAACAGGCTGTTGGAGTCGAACAACTCGTTGGTGCGCGTGCCGCTGCGGATGCGGGCCACCAGATAGCGCTCGTAAGGATCGTAACGCGAGCCCCAGCTGAGCACCGGGGCAATGGTGAATCTCCAGCCGCTGGCGCGATGGAGGACGGTCGTCACGACGCGCTGGCGCTCGCCGCCCTGCGCCGAGCCCATGAGAGCTTCATGTCACGGGACCGGCTTTCGCGTGTGCGGCCCTTGATCATTGGCCCTTCAGCTTCGCTCGGCGCTTGCGCATATACTCCCGCTGGTAGGCGTTCCGCTTCATTAGCGGCGTCACCGCTTCCGTCAGGTCCATGCCGCAGTTCGGACAAAGCACCTTTGAAGCCGCCCTTGAGCGAGAGGCCGACGATGGCGCGGTTGCCGCAGTCGAAGCAGACGAGACCGGTTTCGCTCTTGGCGGTATCGAGGAGGTAGATGAGGCGCGAGGCCCAGCCGCATTCGTAGCAGGCGACTTCGAGGGTAAACGTTCTGTTTTGGACCATGGCGGATGACCCTCATAGGACCAGTGCCGCACACCACAGTTTTTACAGAGCGGACGCTCGACCATCGCGTTAGCTAACACTAGCCGAGGGCAACGATCAAGGTGTTAGCTAA